CTTGATGGTGTCCAATATTTCCAGTAACCACTAGGTAAATTATTGTAGTATTGTTCTACATAACCTTGCATAGAACTAGGTGCTATTGCAGATAAAAATTTAACCCATGATTCTCTTTTCTCTTCTTCACTATCACTAGCTATAGAAGTTACAACATGTTTAAAACCAGTAGGTATTATACCTCTACCTTTACCTTCTGCAAAACCATTTAAAGGATTTAGTCCTAGATAATCTAATGCTGGTACACTAATAAGATCACCTATATTAACACCTGGTGCTGCTAGTGTAGCAGTTAAATCTATACCTAATGCTGATGAAGGTGCACCATATTTAACTACACCTGGTAAGCTACTAGTTAATATCATTTCTGTTAATGATGGTAAAGGTTTACCTGTAAATTTTTCTACAGTTGGTGATAGTATTCTTAATATTCTTTCTGCTGATTCAAAACCTATAACACCATATACACCTGCAGCAAATACCATCTGTGTCATAAATGCAGTTAGACCTGCAACATTTTGACCTTTTGATTCTTTAGCTGTTGTTACATACTGTGCTAGTTGTGCTAGATAGTTATGTTGGAATGTTTTAAATAATCCAAATGGTTTACCTATTGCACCTAAACCTCTACTACCATATATACCTGGTTGCTCTAAATAATTATATTCAACCATGTATTTATTAGCATTGTATGCAGCCATTTCTAGTGCTTGTTCTTTAGTTTTACCTGCACTTTTAAAAAAGTTATAAAACATAAATGATGCATTTAATCTACTAACTTGTTCTGCTTTACCTGCAAAATCTTGTAGTGTAACAATTTTTAATACTCTACCAAAATCAAATACTCTTCTACCTGCAGGATCTTTTAATTTACCTGGTAGTTTAACTTTAGGTGAAAAACCTTTTATGTCAGCTGCAGCTTCATTTAAAAATTTTTGATCTACAACACCATTCTTATACATGAACTCCATAACTTCACGCATCTCTTTATTTGGCATTAATAAATCTTTAAATGCTTTTATTTGTGATAATGCAACTTGACCTTTATCAAAACCTTTATATTGTAAGTCTACTAATCTAGGAA